GTAACGTACGCCGAGTGTGTGCCATCTGATTTCATGAATGAAGGACGAGGCTTGTAGCTGTAATTATGAATTGAACGGTGAGTTTGGTCATCGTCATCATTGTCGCTGTCATCGTCATCCTCGTAGTAATTGTCCATGATTCCTTCATGGCAATTTAGGCAATACAGACCCCGTAAGTAGTCGTTTCTGTATTCACCTGTTGCGTCACAATCATCTGATGTGCACATGATTCTTTCCGCTTCACTTGCTGGTGTTGGCATGGCTGCTCCTTGTGTGTCGTTTGTTGGTTTCTCTCATTGCTACACCTGCTTGCCAGATAGTCGTATCTGGGAATCCGAGTAACGTTGCTAAATGATTGAATGCTTGGAATGCTGCTTCATGTGTTCCGAACATGATGTCCACTACAACAGGGTCATGGTCATCTGTCCATGACGTTGCGATGCGAAAAGATGTGATTGCACCGTTGTTTGTCATCATCACTACTTCACCTTTCATGATTTCTCCTTTGCTGGGGGGTGTTTCTTGCGCCACGCGGAGCAGGGGGCGCAAGAAACGCACCACTTTTTTGTTTTGACGCCACCCGATTTTCTGGGTTGGGTTTGCTCATTATGTTTATGGTTTGACCTGACGATTTCGGCTTTGCCGAAATAGTTAGGCTCAGGGCAATTTCGCTTGCGAAATAGTGCGGTAGCACGATGCTCCTAGCCATGTAGTGAACCCACTTGGCCCCGGAGGGGACAAGTGGGTTCGGGTGGACTTGAACTTGCGGTTATGCCAACGGGTCAAAGGCGGCTTTTGCTTGTGCTTCGCCGATGTTCGGGTTGGTTTCGTTCTTGACAATCTTGATGCCGATGTCAAGTGTTCCCTTGCCGTATGCGTATTCAACTGTCTCGCCTTCAGCGTTGACCCAACCGTATACCACTGGTGACGGGAATGTGCGACCATTCTCGTCAAGCATTGGACGCTTGTTGACTGTGTCGTATGCGTCGGCAATCTTGATTGACGATGCGACGACGGTCAACTTGGAACCTTCGTTGATTTTGTGCGCCATGACCTTTGCGTCGGTCATGTACACCTGCCACTGAATGTTGCGTTGGTTGGCTACGAAGCGTACGAACTTGCCGTTCTTGGCTCCGTTGTCAACTGATGCGACTGTCAATGTGACTGTCTCTGGGGTGGTGACGGTCGTGGCTGGTGCCTTCGCCGTCTTGGTTTTTGTTGATGTGGTCATGATGACCTTTCTGTCCGTTTGGACTTTGTTTTGTTTGTTTTTTTTTCTCTCGGTGGGCTTGCGCACCACGCAAGCGTGGGGGCGCAAGACCAACGAGAAATCATGTTGCTCTTTTGCGTGGATATTGCTGTGGGAACCTGTCATAGTCCCGTTCGTCCACTTCATTACAGATTGTGCTCACATCATCATCAGTGTTTCGGATGAAGAAGCGGTTGTCACGCTCATCGTCTTGACGGATGAGCACTTGCTCTGGGTCTGTGTCATCAAACCCATCAATTTCATTTTGAAGTTGTCTTGATACTCCACCATAGAAGCGTCCCGCAGGATGCTTTGACTGGTGGCTTGGCTCAAAGTCACTCATAATGTCCTTTCGTTAGAGGGTTTCACTTGCTCGCACGGAATCGGGCGAGCAAGTGAAACACATGTTTGTTATCTAATCCCGTCAACAAATTTCCACGGGACATCTGTATCGGTTTCTGGCTCAGGATGGTCTAGACCATACTCGTAGCCCGCAACGCAGGCTACAAGTATGGCAACTAGATGAGTTGTGAGTAATACAACAAACACGCCCCACAGGTTGTTGACAACCATTAGAACCACTCTGGCTTTACACCAAACTCTTCACGGGTTGTATTTATTTCAACTTGGATGTTGACATTGAAGGTTTCAATCATTGACAGAACCGAAGACAGTTCTTGTTTTGTGTTTGTGGTTTTGTCATTTAGTTTTGACAATTCACGACGCAGGTCATGCGCTTTTGAACACAGTGCTTCAAATGTCACTTTGTTTTTCTTGAATGGATTACGCAATTTACTCTCCTTTGTTATGTATATATACCCACGGTGGGTAGTTGAGCACATAAGTCCCCGAGGGGTTTTCGGGGCTTATGTACTCTCAACTAACCGTAAGTTGTTAGTATTCGTAGTTTGTTGGGTCAAGAACATGACCCAATATGTACGCAACCACTATCACCGAGAACTTAGAGAAGTCCGTGTAGTAGTCCATTATGTTGTTTGCTTCTGACTCACCGTATTTAGCCACCAAGAAGTCCCAAACTTCTTGTTGGCGTTCGTTGTCTATATCATCCAACTCGCTTATCTCTTCTTCACCGAAGTAGTCATCATCGCTAATCAAAGCACTCATGACTGACCCCTTTCTGTGGCTTTAGCCACGGTTGTTTTGTTTTGTTTTGTACTACTGAAGGGAAGTCCCAACCACGCACACGACGGCAAATGGTCCACTGGCATATAGTGTTACTAGAATTGTTCTAGAAGGACTTCCCTTGGTTACACGGTGTGCCCACCAAATTTCGGACACACCGACATTCGTAATCAATTATTCGCAGTCGCAAACCGAGCAAGGCTCCGAAGTCACACAAATAAACTCTAAGTCCATCAACTCAACCGCTTCGTCGTTAGTCAAAGGCATGTGAACAACACACAGGTTGTTGTAACCCCCACGAGACTGGCTGTAATAGGTATTCACTGACATAACTATCTCCTTCGGTTAGACCACAACGGAATTGTTATGGTTATTCAGTAAGAGACATAAACACAAGGGGTTGTCTCTCGCTCGCCCTTTAGCGAGGACAACCTACAAGACACACACAACAGACACGAAGGCATAGGCGACCTAGAATAGTCTGGTTATCCGATACCAATGGAGCACACTATGCTCTTAGATACGGGGGCGCCCAAGGGTCGGTGCTCGGTACGGTAGCCACGAGCGAGAGCCCAAGCCGTGCTTGCACCTGAGTACACGATGGTAGGCAGTACCCCCCATCACGGGGGGGCAGGGGGGGGTGGGGTGGTATTTCTAAGAAGGATGGTATCCGCTTAGGGCGAGAGCGATGGTTCCAAAAACCCGAACGATAGGGGGGGTACTAAAGAATAGGGTACCTTAACTAAAAATAATATGAAAACTATCTGTAGTTTTTGGTTTTCTGTGCAATCTTTCTTGGTTGCTTGACGAACTGTTTGCCTTTGGCGTTGCCTTTGGCTTTAGCCCTGTTTGTGGCAGCGATTTCTGCAGGGCTTAGACCAGTCCAGGCAGCTTCTGGTAGATAACGTTTCTTACCTTTTGATGGTTTACCGTCAGAGGTCTTCCATTTCTGGTTAGACCAGTTCTTGAGGGACTGTTGGGGTTTAGCAAGAGCCATTACTTGTAGCCCCCACCGTTCTTTTTGTATTGGCTAGCAAGCAACTGTGCTTTACGGGCTGACCATTCACCTGGGTCTCCACCTTTCGTGCCTGCTTTAATCTTTTTGAATAGTCCTGCTCGCATTCCTGGCTTGGTGTAGTTGCCGGCAGCGTTTACTTTGGATTTGGTTTTCTTGGTTGCCATTAGCAGTCCCATTTTCTGAGTGCCAACGCCTTGCGTGTTGGCTTACCATTTGGTTTCTTCATTGGCCCTGGCATGCCACCCATTCGGGCACAGAAGGATTTTCGACGTGCAGCAGACTTGGGGGATTTGGCGGCCTGTTTGGCCGACACAGGTGGTTTAAGGGTGCCACCTGTTTGAGCTTTGTACGAGGCACGTCCTTTGGCATTGAGTCCACCCTTGGGGTTCTTGCCTTCTTTGCGGGTCCACGCTGCTGTCTTTGCCATTGTTTCCTACCTTGTGTATTCAGCAATCACCGAAGGTGATTGCGCTTCTCTTCTAGTAGCTCTGGGTGTTCCGCTCTTGGGTCGCTCACGGTGTTCCGCTCCCCCCTGGTACTGTTACATTTGTTCGTTACCTAACTTACAGTGAGTACACAACCACTCACAGTGGTGTAACAAACGCACCTTTAGATGATGAAACAAAACGAAGAGATGACCCTTACTGCACCGCAGGAGAAGTATTTGGATTGGCTGTGCACCGCTCCGTCGGAGCGAGTGCCAGCCTCGAAGAACAAGTATGCGTTGGAGAACACAGTTGATATATCAACGATGCGTAGGTGGGAAAAGAAGGACATCTTCCGTAGTCGATGGAAGACACAGGTCGATGACATTCAGGGTTCGCCAGAGCGAACCCAGAAGCTTCTGGACAACTTGTACAACAAGGCCCTGGAAGGTGATACCAAATCCGCTGAACTGTATTTGAAAGCGACTAATCGGATGGCTCCGCCATCAGTAACGATTAGCTCTAATAAGAAGACAGTGGATTTGACGGATGCCGAGTTGGATTCGTTGATTGCCACTATCGCAGAACGTGAGAAGGCTGGTCGGGTTAAATTGAGGGCTGTTTGATTTTGTTGACCTGCCCTGATTGTGGTGAGGAGTATCCTCCTCAGGTAACTGACTGGCTTTGTCCGATTTGTGGTGTAGATGACAAGAAGCAAATGGTGACGTTTGAATTGAGGGATTATGGCAACGACTAACGATGCAATGTTTGAGGCATTGTCAGTTGCGTATCCTGATTCCGGTCAGACCCTTGGTGACTTGCTGTATACGTTCTGGTCTGAAAAGGGCTTGGAATACCGTGGCACATTGGCATACCAGTTTCTCAAGGATGAGGGTGCAGTAGGTGAGACTCTAGGTGATTTGTTCAATAGTTACTTTGTGGATGTTTACCCAGTTCAGTTTGACATTGAGAATTTTGATACAGGCGACTTTGAGGAGTTCTTGGAACTACAGGTATTCAACCGTTACGACACGGTTGAGCAGGATATATTTACTATTTAGGTAACGAAAGGTTATAAAGATATGGCAACATTCAGCAAGATAGCACTCAGCGGCACGGCAAACGGTTTAGGGTTATTGATTAACTCTGGTTCGTCTGGTGTCGCTGGTCCAACCATTCACACAGGTTCTACAACAGCAACCACAATTGATGAGGTTTGGTTGTATGCAGTCAACTATGATACGACTGACCGCAAACTTACCATTCAGTATGGTGGTGTAACTGCTGGTACAAACGAAATTGAATATACTGTTAAGGCTGAAAACGGTTTGTATCTAGTAGTTCCAGGTCTTATTCTTCAGGGCAACGCTACGGCAAAGGTAATTACGGCTTATGCTGCAACCAATACCAGTATTGTTGTTTACGGGTACGTTAACCGCATTACAGCGTAAGGTCATCGTAGATGCCTAGTTTTATTCGGAACACTTCAGGTGGCACAGCGGTTAGCGGTGGTGCTTTGGCACCACGCAGTCGGCGTGGCAATACCAATCAGGCTAATGACTATTGGCGTGGTGGTGGCGGTGCAACCACCCCAACATTAGTGCAATACCTTGTTGTTGCTGGTGGAGGAGGAGGCGGTGGTGGCGACTACGGTGCTGCTGCTGGCGGCGGCGGCGGAGCAGGTGGCTATTTGACGGACACTACTACTGGTTTAACTGTTGCTGCTGGTACGGGATACACGGTAACTGTTGGTGCTGGAGGTGCTTCGGGTTTAATTGGTAACGCATCTGTGTTTTCTACCCAAACTTCGGTTGCTGGAGGTTTAGGGTCAAGCGGTGGAACCAACAACGCTGGTGGTGCTGGTGGTTCGGGTGGCGGTAGTGGTCGTGGCAACGCTGGCGGTGGTGCTGGAACAAGTGGTCAGGGAAACAACGGTGGAACTGGTACTCCAAACCCTTATGGCGGCGGTGGTGGCGGTGGTGGTATCGGAGGTGTTGGCTCCACTGCTGGTGGTACCCCTGGGGCAGCAGGCGGCGGTGGCGCATCAAATTCCATTAGTGGTAGTGCAGTAACTTATGCTGCTGGTGCTAGTGGTGGAACAAAACACACTCGTTCTAATGGTGCAGCAGGTAGTGCAAACACAGGCAACGGTGGTGGAGGTGCTGGTTCAACGCCTGATGGAGTTCCTCCAGGAAATGGCGGGGCGGGTGGTTCAGGAATTGTTATTTTGCGTTATGCCGATTCTTTGGATAATCCTATTTCTATTTCGGGTACATTGGTTAAAAGTGGTGGAGGTTTGACACCTACCACAACAACTGGTGGATATAAGATTTTTGTTTTTACTGGTGGTACGGGTTCGGTGACTTGGTAATGGCACACTACGCATTTTTGGATGAAAACAATATTGTGACTGAAGTTATCGTTGGTCGTGATGAATGGGAAATTGTGGATGGTGTTTCTAATTGGGAAGAAGCGTATTCGTTGATTCGTGGACAAACATGCAAACGCACCTCATACAACGGAAACATACGAGGAGTTTATGCTGGTGTCGGGATGACATATGATGAAACAAATGATGTTTTTGTTGCACCACCAAAACCACCCAGAGAAGATTAGTTTCTGAAAACCTTTATTGGTTTAAGCGGTTTACCTCGTAGCGGTTCAACATTATTGGGTTCAATACTTTATCAAAACCCCTTAATCCACACTGAAGGTAATTCTGCATTATGCCAAATAATGTGGGATGTTCAACAGTCATGTTCTTTGTCGGAACAGTTGCAGGCTTCTGGCAGAACAGATGTTTCAACAACCATTTTGCGTTCTTTACCAATTGACTATTACTCTAATACTGATAGACCAATTATTGTTGATAAATGTAGGTCATGGTGTTTGCCAGCAAACATAGATTTAATTAGAAGGTACATAACTTCTGAACCAAAAATAATTGTTATGACAAGAGGTGTAGAAGATATATTGGAATCGTTTAAAAATTTGTTTGAAGCAAACAATAGACATTACGATGAGTCGGAGTTTATTGAACCACATTCTGAACCGTTAATGCGTTCGCTTGAAGGTGTCCAATACGCTGAAGAAAATAATAAAGGCGAGTTTTTGTTTGTAAGTTACGATGATTTAGTCAACGATGCCAACAGTGAGTTAAGCCGTATTTATGAGTTTCTACACTTAGAGCCTTTTCAGCACGACTTAAACAATGTTGTGACCGTGAACCCAGAGGATGATTCCGTGTATGGCTTACTGGGTATGCACGATGTTCGTTCCAAAATAGGTAAAAGAGATGCGTTTTAGTCGTTGGCTGATATTTGCGCCTGTGGCAATCTTGGCGTTGTTTGCGCCGCAAGCCAACGCTGAACCAGTAGCAGGGCTACAGACTACTTATTACGCAATAGATACCGTACCTCCCACACGGTCAGATGACATCTATACCGTTTGCGGTAGTGAAGTGGAAAACAACGTCAACCGTAACTACAACGGTGAACCGTTTGAGGACTGCACTGTTGACTACTTCATGGTTCACATGACAGGCTTCATCGAGATACCGGAACATAATACGATTGAGTTTTGGTATGCAACAGATGACGGTGGCATCATTGACATCGGCGGGAACGAGTGGGGCAACTGGAACTACCAGCACTGCACATGGATGGCATCAGGACAGATAGACATTAGTGCAGACAGCCATCCTTTGGATGTTTGGATGTACGAAGATGGCGGGTCAACATGCGTAATGCTCGCCTGGAATATCAACAATCAGGGATGGGCTATCGTTCCCGACTCGGCGTTTACCACCACCTATACAGCAACAACAACTACGGTTCAGGAAACAACCACAACATGGGAATCCACAACAACATTCACGACTACAACGACGACCACTTCTACTATTGCACTCTCTACGACTGTGCCTGTGGTAAACGTGTCAACTACTACGACACCTCAAATAATTTATATCCCGCAACCAGAACCGACAATGCCAGAACCGCTAGCAACGGTTCCTCCGCCACAAATAGTTGAACCAGACCCGCCAGAGACAGTGCCTGTGTTACCAGAGATTGAAACATTTCCACCAGAAACATTAGAACTACCTCCTGACACTTACCCTACTATTGAGCCACCGCAAACGCTACCGTTTGTCGGTGAACTGCCAGGACCACCTGACACAATTGAATTGCCACCAGACACAATGCCAGAGCCCCCTGCAACCTTGCCAATTGACTTGATTCCAGAACTGCCACCTGAACTGGTTGAGGCTTTAGAGGACGCCAGTGAAGATGTGTCTTTGACGGAAGAACAGTTTGACATGGTTGTGGAATCTATTGCAGACCTAGAACCTGAAGAAGCGGTAGCACTGATTGAGCAAATTCTTACTACCGCAGTAACACCAGAGCAGGCAACAGAACTGGCATCTAACCCAGATGTGCTTGCGGTTGTCACCTCGGAACAAGCAGAGGAAATTTTTGAAACTTTGGATGTAACCGAATTAGATAACACCCAACTAGATGCTTTGGTTGAGGCGGTTCAAGAGGCACCTGTAACCGTTCGTAAGGCGTTTGAAAAGACCATCAACGTATTTGATGATGGTTTGGGTGATTATGTTCCAATTGGTTCTAATGTCCCCGTAGACACTCGTAGGACGCTTATAGCGGTTGCTGCTGGGGCAGCCACCGTTGCAGCAGGGCAACGCAGGGTTAAGTAACAGCCAGCACTATAGGTGTGAAGAAAATACTCTCTGAAATCCATGGTTTGACCTGGACTCTAGCCGGCACTGGAATGGTGCTGATTACGTTGTCAGGTTCAACAAGGACTCTTGGAGTACAAATCACATTCGTAGCAATAGCCGTTCACCTACTTGGTGCACTATTAGGAGACAAGAATGAATAAGGCAAAAGACATCGCAGGACGAATCGTAGCATTGTTTCTCACCAACGCCCTTGGTGTGGTGACTGGTGCTGCTGTAATCGCTCCTGATTTGGAAGTATGGAAGTCAGCATTGATTGCTGGTGCAGTGTCTATTTTCAAGGTTGTTGAAGGTCTTGCTAAGGCAAGCATTGATGGTGTTCTTACTAAGGATGAATCT